GCCCTTGGAGTCCTCGGGCAGAATTTCCAGTCAAAGTCTTTGACATAATAACCCCAGCAGTGCCAACCACACCAGTGGCGTTTAAACCAGTCAAAGATGCTGCCTTGCCGGGGAATATAGTTCCTACAAATCCAGAAGCGCTAACACCAGTCAGCACAACAGAAACAGTCCGACCAACAGTTCCTACACTACCACTAGCCTGTACGCCAGTTAAGGCTACGGTGCTAGAAGGAGTAACTGTTCCTACAAAACCTGACGCAACATCGCCCGTTTCATCTGGGGCAAACTCTGGTGTTACCGTGCCTACGGCTCCAGAAGCCACAACTCCAGTCAACGCTACCGACATGGTTGGAACAACAGTGCCAACAAATCCAGAGGCTACATCCCCTGTTTCTGATGGAGATGTGCTTGGCGTTACTGTTCCTACCGCACCAGATGCTAAGTTTCCTGTTAACGCCTGAGATGCTGTTGGCGTTACCGTGCCTACCTCTCCAGAGGCTAGGCTACCAGTTAAGGCAACAGAAAAACTTGCAACAGCCGTTCCAACATTGCCAGAAGCGTTTAAACCACTCAACGCAACGGATTGAGTGCCAGTTACAGAACCCACTGCTCCTGATGCCGTTACCCCCGTTAATGCAACGGAGAAGGACGGAGTTACCGTTCCAACAAAACCTGATGCCGCATCCCCAGTCTCAGCCTGTGAACTACTGGGGGTTACTGTTCCTACAAATCCAGACGCATTTAAGCCAGTTAAGGCTACAGAACTACTTACACCTACTGTACCTACCGCTCCTGATGCCGCATTACCCGTTAAGGCGACAGCAACCGTTACCCCAGAAAGCGAGGCAAACGGTGCTTCAGCAAAAGCGGAGATACCAAACATGGTTTAAACGGCTTTTAGCCGCCCCCGCTTATGTTGTAGAGATACGCAATAAAGCGGTAGTCGTTGTATTGGAAGGCATCGTCAACGCAAAAGTACCAGCGGTAATTGTTTGATTACCAAATGTATATACGCCAACAGCCTTGTTTGACTGGGTTGAGTTATACATAAGCATTGCATTGAAAGAAGTTGTCAATGTAACGTTGGTATAACTAATACTCGCTGAAGGTGTCCAGTACCCAACACCAGCAGTTGCAGAACTGTTAGTTGAGGTTGGGGCAGTAGCGTTGGTGATTGTTACGCCACCAGCAGAATAGTTAGTTCCAGACACTTCGCCTGTAACCGTGTAAACCGTAGTAGCGGCATCAATTGTGGCGCTGGTCAGGTACAAAGCCGCCTTGAAGGTGTCTGCTGTACTAGCCGCACGAATAGGTGCTGTGCCAAAGTTGTGGGTTGCTGTGAGCACTTCTCCCAAAAAGGAGGTGCAGAGTGATGCTGTATTTGCCATGATATTTCCTTGTTAGAAAGTGCCTACTTCACCACCAATTGGTAGCGAACGTTTTAGTGTTACATGGGCAGAGCGATGAACAAGTTCACTCTCTAACCAGTATTCAACCCAAGTGGTTAATTCGTTGTCATCTTCAAATGTCCCCTCACGCTTTTCTAGCAGAGAGTCATCCATATCGCCTTTGGTGGTGGTTACTATCAACTTGTGCTCCTTATCAATGCTGTTGTTACTGTGTTTTGCGGCATCGTAACTACAAAGTTTGGTCCTGCGATTTTATCTGAGCCAAAATTCAGTATTGCTATAGATTTATTGCCTTGTGTTGCATTGTAAATTAATGCCCCTCTACAAGTAAAGGAAACATTTGTCCAACTGACATTGTCAAAATTTACATACACCGTGCCGTTACTTTGATTAACGGTAACGTTTGTACAGACTTTACCGCCAGCGGTATAGTTTGCAGAGGTCACCTCACTTGTGGATGCATACACGGTAGTGTTCGCATCTAGATTGGCATCTGCTGTGTACAGTGCCATTTTTACGGTGTCCGTGGTCAAGTCTTGTACGCCCTTGAACATGTCCACTATAAATGAGGTGGTAATGGTTTGAACAATCATGTGACAGGATATTTAGGTAAACCGTCACGATAAGAGTCGCCCTTCTCCTTGGCATCGCCAAGTTGTTTAAGCAGAGACATAGCCTCATCAGCACGATTTTTGTAAAGAACAACCAAGTCTTGTTCGCCTTTCATGTATGTAATGGCTTCCATTAAACACATATTGAGCAAAGCGGTATCAAAGTTATCACCCAGCCACGTTGTACCAGCGGTAACAATTGACTCAGGATAGTAGAAATAATGCAATTCCATCTTGTACGCCACATCTGGAGTGGGAGCAAGAATAAAAGACAGTTCCGTAGGACTGCCCGTTTGAGGTCCAAAAAGACCGTAATACAGCGGCAACCCAGTATCTTTGGGATTTGGGTAGGCTTGGCGTATGAAGTTAACGTCTTTGTTTAAAAGATACGTGTAATTTTCATTGTCTAAGCCATAGTTTTCTATGACTGCCAAGGAAAAAGTAGACAAATAATCGTCAGGAGCGGATAGGTAACGATTGTTTACTGTGCAATTTCCTATGGAATTCTTACGCAAAGAGGGCAACTGAACAGAGTTGTAAATCTTCTGTTCTGCTTGCTCAATAAAACGGTCAATATCGGTTGTTGGAAAAGTATTTTCCGAATAATCCTGTATTGCCGTTACAAGTTCTGCGTAATTCATCGTTTAAACCTTATGCCATCGGTCCACGGCACATAGTGCCTTTGGTTGCAGCACCAGCACCACGCATTTTGATGCCAGATGTTTTTGTCTCTGGGTAGTTACCCTTACTAATTCCAGCAACAGATGGGTTCATTTTGTTCATAAACTCAGCGCCAGTTTCAGTTGGAACTTTTGCAGACATAGATTTGCCACTCATTGTGTGTGGCTCGGCATAGACTTTGGCATCGCCAACTTCTTTGCCCATAATTTTTTTAGAGAATCCCATTATCGACCCCTTTGATTTGCGGCACGAGCCATGTTACGACCCATAGATTTGTAGTTCTTGTTTAAACTGCTCTTGGTGGATTTTGGTCCGTTGTCAATGACTTTTTTGCCATCGCTAGGGAAAATCTGTACATCAGTTTTTCCTCTGCTGGCAACGCCATCTGCTGCTTTTTTGTATCCCATTTTCCGCTCCTAACTGGTTGAAATTGTTACCGTACCTATCTGAAAAGATAATACCAAACTGTTGGGCGTTAGACTAGCGTCAAAACCTTGTGAACCTCCAACAGGATTCCATCCCCACTCAAATACTCGACTACCACCCTCTGGGTAACCATTGGCATCTTGTGCCGTTGTGTTGCTAGTGGAAACCTGCAATCCACTATTACCAGACATCTGGTAACTTACATCTGGTCTAGGCTCCAACACTGCCTGTGGGTCAAAAACTGGATACATACCCAGTGACAACTGTGGCTGGTCGGGGTCCCAACACTCAGGACACACCTTTAAGTTATAAAGGCGGGTCTTGATGATTTCCTTCTTCAACTCCTTGAGCATGTAGCGCTGACCGCACCTATCACACTCCGCAATTGAATGTTTACCTGATGCGTAAGCATTCGCCATGTTTTAATTCCAAAACATTTGACGAGGAACAAGTCGCAACGAGGCTTTCTCTCTATCCTCCTGCGAAGCGGTCAACCACGCTTCGTCATACATTTGTTTAAGCATTTGTACCCTGTCTTGCGACTCTGGGTTCTTTACTGCCAATTGATACGCCAAGGCTGCAATCATGCAAGGCAAAAATCTAAAGGGAATATCTTCAACTTGGGTTCCAGACCCAGTATCTTGCACCCTACGCATGCGCCAGTACACCAATGTGTAGTTTCCACCATCATTCGGGGTGGGCCAAACGCTCACAGTAGGCAAGTTTTGTTGATAAATTGCGTCACCAGCGGTGTGAATCGTGGCTGTAGTGTTGTTTTGACCACGGGCACACAGTTGTAACTGGTTATCAGCAATGCTGGTGTAGTAAATGGTCTCTGCACCAATGCGAATATAGCCAGAAGCGGCTAAATCAACGGTGGAATCCACCTCAATGTTGGTATCAGTAGCGTTTAAACCTGCTGTTGTCCCATTTCCCACCAAAACTGCGGTGGTTAGGTTAGTCATTCCAGACTGACGGTTCACATACAACTGAATTGGACGACCATTTGCCAACTTATTAGGAATTTGGAGGTAGGTTGACCCAGAAATACGGGTAATACTGATGTCAATCTGGTTTGTAGTGCCCTGATTCTGACGTATAACGTGGTCTAGGAGGTCAATTGTGTCCACGGGAAGGGGATAGGCTACCTGACCTACTACAAGCGGTATCTCGCCCTCTTCTACAGTCCATAAATTGATGCCTCGACTAGCCCAATCCATCGTAATCAGGTTAAGACTACGCCTAGCGGTGCGTAATTGGTAACCAGT